CTTGAAAAAAGTTAGTGACTGCACCTACTATGCCATCAAATAAACCCATTATTTTCTACCCCATAAAATATCTTGAACTGTTAGTCCTGCAAATTCAAAACCAACATCCGTACTAAAGAATCTTTGTTGGCTTCCGTTATTTGTTTTTCTTCCTGCAGTTCTACTAAAGTCTGCAAAGTGTGAAGTACAATTTAAAACTATTCTACCTTTTTCAGTATCTATTCTGAAGCTATCAATAAAACCTATTTCATAAGTGAATGTATCTATCAAAGCATCTGCACTATCTAAGAAACCCATGTCCACAGTCACTTGGTCATTGTTCACTACATTGTTTAAAACAATAGAAACAAAAGCACTATCAACTGCTGATAATTCTATTTGAAAGCTAGATACATCAATAGATGAATTTTCACCTTTACCGCTAACACCCAGTAAATGAGAACTTGCAGTATAAGTATTAGAATTATGAGTTATGTCTTTGTAATGGTTTGTTATTCTTTGAGGGGTAGGAAAATTAATCTCTACTAAAGCAATAGGCTTAATATTTTGATTGCCTAACTCTGTGGTTATAGCACTAGATAACCCTCTAGTCATTACAGTGCCTCTATGAAATCAACTTCAAATTTATATAAATCTAAATCGTCTGTGTTAAACTGCTGAATGTCATTAGTCAGTCTTACAGTAAATTCTACTCCGTCATAAGTCACAGAAGCATTATCTGATAAAGCACTTCTTAATGGCGGCTCTATTGTAAGTGTAGCTTCATTTGAGCCATCTGCGGTTGCATCAGCAACAACCATATAAACTTTATTATGTCCACCAAATTTAACAAAATCACCTGCTTTTAATGTTCCTGTCATAGCATCTACTGTTATTGTAGTATCACCTGCAGTATGTGCACCATTTACTAATACTGTGCCTGATACATTACCTTTTGCATTCTTTAAATCTGGTAGAGCAATTTGGAATGTTTCTTTTTGACTTCTTTGTTTCATTATAAAGGCTATTACTGGAGCAAATGTGGCTCTAGTCATTGGAGGATAAGTTGCACTAAATTTAAATCTTTGTCCGTCTATTTGGACACTAAACATTTTTCCACTGTCAGTAGTAGATGTGATTGTTTTTTGTTCAGATGAAAAACCTATTGACCTAAATTCTGGTGATGTTGGATAAGTGCCACTCATTAAACTAATGCTTCCTTCCCTTGACTGTTAAGTGCATCATTTATCACATTAACTATTGTACTTCTACGTTTTAATAATAAATCATCAAAACCCTCTGTGTCATTAGCATATACATTTACATTCACTGTTGTTTCACCCATTCCACCTATTTTATTATTAGGTACTATTGTTCCTGCTTGTTGGGGAATAAAAAGTTCAGGTCCTGCCTCACCAACTATTGAAGGACGACCAACTGGCGGCTTACCACCTTTTTCAAATCCTTTTATTTTATTAACGAAACCCATACCTACGCCAATAACACCTGCCGCCGCTGCAATATTAAATGGAAATGGAACAGAGCTTAAAGCTTTTGCACCTGCTTGATAGGTACTCATCAATGCTTTACCTATTGCATCCATTTTAAAGATTGCTTTTGCTTTAGTGATAGCGGCAGTCACCGCTTCACCTATTAATGCTTCTACTATTGCTCTTTTAACTGCATCTGAAAAACCTTTCATGTCAAGTTTCCCTGTAATAACAAAATCTGCCATTGTTTTCTTTAAAGAACTAAATGCGGTTTCACCTGCTTTTTGAAACGCATTGAATTGGCTTTTGTTCATAGCATCTTCAAAACCTTTTTTAAATTCACCCATTTTTTCAGTTAAAAAACTAATTTCTTTTGCTGTTTCTTCAACGCCAATAGTCACTTCTCTAAAAGGTAAAGAATCTAAAGCATTATTTACCTCTTCTATAAGATAGCCAATATTTTCAAATTCTAATGATGTTGGTTCTAAAGTTTCTTTAAGTGCATTTAATTCATTTTTAAGAATTTTTGCTTCGTTTTGAAGAATCCCAAAATCAGGGTCAGTCACATCAGATAATGATTCTAATTCTGTTGATAATAAATCGACTTCTACCGATAAATCTTCTAAAGATTTTGGTTTTTCAAATGCCTTGAAAAATTCATCTAATTTTCCTGTTGTTTCAGCTATAACGAAACCTGCGGCGGCAAGTAATCCAATAAGATTTTTCATGGCAGTTCTATTAAATGTAAGCATAGCAACTGAGGCCCTACCAATACCAACTGCAAGTGCTAAAAATGCTTTTGATAAACCAAATACTGCAACTGCCATACCTAGTCTTTTAAAGGTTTCAAAGTTCTCAGTGACAAATCTTACACCATCAGCAAGTGTTGTTATTGCACCTGCTAAACTTTTACCTACTGCTTGTGCTAAAACTTCTATTTGTTTTTCATTCTCAGCAAAAAAAGTATCTAGTGCTTTAAACTCACCTTTTAATTCATCAAAAAATTCTTGTGATACTCTTTTTTGAAATCCAAAATATTTATCCCCTATCATTGATAGAGTTCCTTCAAGTGTTGTTGCTAGGTCTTTAGTGGCATTTGCAAATTGACCATCTCCTGAAAATAATTCTTCAAATCTTGCTATTGTTTCTTCTGCGGTGACTTTTGCACCATTTTGAAATCCTAATAAGGCTCTAACACCTCTTTCTCTAAATAAATCTGCCGCACCAATACCACCTGCAAATGCTCTTTGAATTTGTGATGATGTAGTTTCAAAATCTAATCCTGTGACTGCGGCTACATTACCAGTAATTTCTAAAACTCTGTTAAGGTCTTGTGCATCTTTAGCTACAACTGCTAAATTACCTGATGCTCTAGATATTTGTTCTAGAGAAAATGGAACTCTACCTGCAAAATCGGTAAGACTATCAAAAGCTTCTTTGCCTTCTTCTACTGAGCCAAATAAGAATTTAAAACGAACTTGGAGGCTTTCTACCTCTTTTCCAACATCTACAAAAGATTTAACAACTGCACCTACACCAATGCCTACTAAAGCATTTTTTAGGTTTATTACTGATGCTTTTGTTTGATTTAGATTTCCCTGAACTTGTTTTAGTGCTTGTTGGGATTTATCCTTTGCAATAATGTCAATATTCAGTTTTTTTGTCATTATCTTCTTTTACCTTGCATCTTCGCTTTGTTCAATGCTTTTTGTTCTTCTTCATGTTTGAGATTGTAATAAGCCACCCACATAGAATATTCTTCTACTGGCATTTGCATTATTTCGCCAATAGTTTTGTGTAGCTTTTCTGCTAAGAAAAAATGAAATCTAAAATCTGAATCAGAATTTAGTTTTTTTTTACTTCTTTAGTATCTGATACAGTTCCGAGAATTTGACTAGCAACTCTGCCAATAATATCTGGGTCAACAAACTTCTTCATTCTAATCTTACTTTCTAAATCAAACATTAACTCACCATCTTTTGTTTGTGCCTTTTTTACAATGACATCAATTAAGACAGTTAAGTCGTTATCATTAGAGCCTTTAAAGATTTCTGCTTTTTCTAAAAGTGTAAATGGTTTAACGTAAATGGCATCTTCGCCTGTTAATCCCCATTCTTCTACTTCAATGATTTTAATCTCTTGGTGCTTAAAATGATTTATAGCACCCTCAAGATAATCTTTTTTGGGCATATAGATTAGACTGTTGTGTGTGTGACGCCACCAGTAAATTGAACATTAAATGTTCTACTGATTACACCATCCATTGTCACTGCTACTGATGCACCTGTCACTAAAGCAGTTCCAGTATAATAAGCATCACCGCTATCTGCACCTTCAGGGTAAAGATTTAATGTGACAGAAGCACCAACATCAAGGCTTTCTTGACCTGATGAATCTGTTTCATCCCAATGGCATTCAATAGTACCAGTGGCATCTTTTCTTAGTGCGATATAGCTTTTTGCAGTATCAGTTAATGATGTATCTTCAACAGTATCGTTAGTTTCGTCAATATTGAAACCAGTCACTTCTGCGACTGCATCTGTTCCAACTTTAACTACTCCGCTTGTTCCGACGTGTGTTGCCATTCGTTATCTCCTTCGTTATTTGTTTCTACCTTTTTTTTAGATTTGGTAGGTTTTTTTTCTGCTTCTAGTTTATAACCATTAGCAAGAAACTTGTCTATATTATTATCCCATACTTCTATGGAATTATCATCTTTGTATAGCTTTACTCTTTTAGCCATTATGCCGTACCTCGTACAAATTCATAAAATACTCTTACCACAATTCTAACTCCACCCAAAGGATAAAGTGTGCCTTCATCTGAACTAACTTCTACTATTTTTGTTTCTAATGCGTTTCCACTTCTTGTTCTATCAGCATCTAAAGTTTCTTCTATAACCTCAATTAATTGGTTTCTTTTGGTGTCTAGATTGATTTCTGTTCCTTTAACATACCCAACTAATACATAATCTATTGTACCACTTCTCTTTCCTGCCGCAGTATCACCTAAAGAAAAATCTTCTCTAACCTCGTCACCTGTGGAAATGTACAATGCAGGAAATTGTGGGTCGGCTAACTGTTCAGGCTCAAAAGGCTCTCTGGTTATTTTTTTTAGTTCAATAGGTGAAGTGACTGCATCTAATACAGTAATTATATTTGCCGCTATATCTTCTCTTTTACTCATAATCTCAGTTCTCTTTCTAACACATTAAAGAATATCTTTTCAATGTTTGTTTCTTCTTTTTTACTTATTCTAAAAAAGGGTCGGATAATCTTTTTTCTACCTACACCTGCTTCATCATGGAAAAAGGCTTTTCTATTAGCTGATGCCTGTCTAAAGAATAATTCACCTTTACTTGGTGTCACTTTACTTGTTAATGAACTAAACATTTGACCAGTATCAGTCAAATCAACAACTCCTGATTGTTTTACTAATCTTCTTTTGTATTTAGGGGAATAAGGTTTAAATGCTCTACCTCTAAAATCTACACCCTTCTTTTGTGTTCGGTCTTTAATAGCCGCAATCTCAAAAGCAGTGGCATTGGCTAAGGCTCTTTTAATAGCTTTAGGAACTTGTCTAGATATTTTTTGAAGTGATTTACTTACTTGAACAGAATTGTCCTTGATGCGAACACTCGCTACCATTATCTACAGACACATTCACCATTACAAAATTCGCACATTATCTCACCAACCTTAAATGATGTATGGGTTCTTTTTCACTAGCGGTGACTGTACTGTCGCCATCTTCATCATATTCAACACCATCACGCAATACTGCATTAAATTCTTCTGCGTATTTGGCTCTGTAAAATTCTATTTGTACTTGGAAAGCATCTGCACC